ATACTCTTTATCAGAGTTAAGACCGGGGGGTACAAGAGAGGGGTTTTCTTCAAGAAACTTTGCCATGTTGCTCTGATGGATACGTCGCTCAAACAAATCAAGCGCATCATGCTCTGTGACAAACTGCTTGAATGAATCCCAGTCTTGTGTGAAGTACCGTGTCTTGGTAGCCAAGATCACAGTGCCTTGATCGGTTCGCACCGATTTACTGCCGAGTGCCATCAGTTGATCTTTAAGCGCAGTTTTAATTTCATCCTGCTGCGCCTTCAGTTCTTCAACCTCAGACTCATACTGTTGCGTAAGCTGTTGAATACGTGCGCGTATCTTGAGATACACACGCGCCAACTTGTCCATTGGGATTTGTTCCATATCAACTCTCCTTTTGTTATGTCAAATATTATACATGCAAACTGTCATCGTGCAACCTCCGATTCATAAAGTTTTATCAGCATGGAGTGATCCTCCACACGCTCTTCCAACACCTTAAACATCTTGCGCTCAATGTCACTGCCTTGTAGGTGAATGACTGTCACCTTCGTTGAGTCCTGCCCGATACGATCAGAACGAGCGATACACTGTTTATAAGTCTCAACAGACATCACTGGCCCCCAGAAGATCACTGTGTCCGCAGCAGTAAGCGTTACGCCGTGTGCGGCTGCTTGAGGTTGTATCACCAGAACACGCGGAGTGTCCTCAGACTGAAAGCGTTTGAATATATCTGTTCTCTTTTTTACTGATACGTCACCGTGTATCAGCTCATTGGCAACGCCATGCTTGGTGAGATAGTTATGAATAGTGTCAATGCTGTGCCTGAATGCTGCGAACACCAAGACCTTACGCTTTGTTTCTTCAAGCACTTCCATCAATACCGACAAGCGCGGGCTACAGTCAAACTCCACAACTTCTTTATCGTCGGTGTACGCCGCACCAGCGCTGATCTGCAACAACTTACTAACCCCTGCCGCAGCATTAACTGCCGAGATTGTCTCCCCCGCAGCTTGCACCAGCATACGTTCCTTCAGCATGACGTAATACTTTCTTTGCTGTGGCGTTAGTGGTATGTCACGTGTTTCAACAAGCACGGGCGGTAAGTCTGTGCACTGTTCTTTTGTATAACGTATTGCAGGTTGTAGCGCGTCAAACACTAACTGTGCTGCTTGCTTCTTGGGAGCCCACTTAAACTGCGTGATCTTGTTCATCGTCTTATCACGCCACGATGTAAAGAAGTTTGGCACACCTGTTGGGTTAACAAGTTTAGCTAACCCATAAGCATCAAGCGGTGACTGCGATGCGGGAGTCCCTGTCATCATCCACAGGTACGTCTGTGGTGTGAGTAACTTGCTAAGCGTCTTCCACTTTAGTGTACTGACGTTTTTGTAAGCGTTTGCTTCGTCAACGATAATGAGGTCGAACCTGCCGTCTGCCTTGACTTCGTTAGAGATTAAGTTCAATCCGTCATAGTTAATGATGACAAACTCGTAGTCCCCCTGCACCATCTCAATACGACGAACCGCTTGCTGATGATGTGCCACGATAGCGCTACGATGAATGATGCTTTTACTTATACCGTTCATCCACGCGTCCTGCATGATAGACAGTGGGCACAAGATGAGGCATCGTCGCACGTATCCCTTCTGCATCAAATAGTCAGCAGCCCACAGCGCAGACAGTGTCTTACCCGTACCGGGGTCGTTGAACACAAACGCTCGACGATGTAGCGTTAAGAACGATGCGGTATCAATCTGATGCGCAAAGGGCTTGAGTTTTCCCGGCCAGTTGTATTTAGCCTTGATGGGTGACGGCACAGCTTTAACGCCCAGATTACGCAAGACACGCATCTCGTCCAAACCCCAGAACACGAGCACCTCATGCAGTCCGGGTGCTATCTCTCCGAGGTGCTTACTCCTTGGTATGACAGTGTATTTGTCAGGCTTGCGTGTCCTGAGTAACACTGCTTTATTTTCTATGATTTGCATTTTAGTTTGTACAGGGTTACTTGCTCAGCCATGTGGTGGTGTCTTTCAATCAATCCTCTGCGCGACATTTCTCTGGCAAACGAAGCATCAAAGTTGTCTTCCCACTTAAGCTTTATATATTCTAAATTTGAGACACGCCAACCTTCACCATAACGTGCGCTCCACAAAGCAATCAACTCATCATCACTTGCCGTTGTCAGCCATGTTTTTACTTGGGGATCTAAGTCGCGTGTTGCTTTTGCTAGAAGTTCCTCCGTTTCGGATCGGCACGTTGTGATCGATATGTTTTCCGTTTCGGTCGATACCTTCTTTGTCATACATTCTCCTTGCGCGTTGGCGCTCAATTTGATCTTTGGTTTCCCCTGATTTCTTCTGTAATTTATAAGCGTGTTTGTAATCACGTTTGCCGTTAACTTGTGTCATAGCGTTATCCTTTATTGAACTCGCAGGTCTTAACAGGACACCACGGACAGAGTGGTGTTGCGGTTGGGTTCCACACATCGTGAGCAAACGCTGCTTCAAGACGCGCTACCCGTTCACGATAGTCCTGCCAATAAGTCGTCGCTTCTTCAAGCATGACCTTGTGCTTGACCATTGTGTCTTTCACTACAAATAACAGAGCAGACTTCACCACACGTATGATGGGGAAGTGTGCGAACACCATGAGTGACATCAGGGTAAGCTGCTCCTTGTCAGGATACTTGTCCTTACCCGTCTTATAGTCCACCACCCATGCAGTTAAACTTTCTTCATCAACGATTAACAAGTCAGCAATACCACGCACCCAACAGTTCTCATCTTTGAAACCACATGGGCGCAGGTCTACGGTCAGCCCCATCTCATGCTCAGCGTACTTAGTCCCCGGCTTAGCGAGCAGCGCATCAATCGTGGGCTGTACATACGAGAACTGTGGGGGTATGGGGGTGTTATCTTTCACATAATCTTCTGCGGCTTTGTGTAACTCCTTACCATAGCGGATCTGCTCAGTAGGTTTCTGTACGTAATTCTTTAACACCCGTACTTCGTGATAACGTCTTGCACACCCTTCAAAGTCTTTGAGTGCTGAGTGGGACCATGCTTTCATTAGAACCTCGCTGACTTGACGATCTGGTGCATTGTCTCTGCAAAGTGCTCAACAAACTGTTCGTCGTTGGATAACTTCGGGCGCACGTGATCGAGGATGACATGCGTCAACTCGTGCCAGAACGTCAGTGCGCGTTCGTTCTCTGTGGTGTGTTTAGTCTTATTGCTGGACGCTATAACAATTAAGTTGTCCACGGTGTAGCCGGTAGTGTATGGCTCGTCAACGTGTTGCAGCTTGATGGTGTAGCGTCTGTTACCGACACGTATCGTCTTTGGTATGTCCATTTACTCTCCTTTATTTTGCGTCACCATAACGCTTTGCTGAACTAACTTCCGCTGCCAGAGGTATCCCCGGCATGTATTTCGGTACAACTGTCATCTGCTCCAAGACCCACTGCTCTGCCTCTTGGACATAGGCATCTGGCACGATGACTACTTCTTCATCGTGCACGGTTAAACACACTGAGTACCTCTTTTGAGTTCTCAGCATTCCATCAGTCATCACAATACGAGCTAGCGCCTGAACGATGTTTTCGGTCAGCTTCCCACCGTACAGCTTAGTCTCGTCGGGGCCATAAACCACCCCCTTTTCTTTCGAGAATTTGATGTCAGGATAACGCAGCTTCATACCGTTTGGCAAGAGAATTTGTCCCTTGCTGAAGTGCAGTCCTTTGTATGTGTACTCCTCACCTTTGAGCAGACAGTGATCTATCGCTGACTGACACATTGCCCAGAAGTCTGTCACCAAGTGCGCTGCACGTCGGTACTTGTCGATGATCGCCTTGGCAGCTAGTGCATGGACGAACAGCTCTGCATCGGTACAGGTGCGTGGTATTTTCTCCAACCGTGCCATCGCTTCCTTGTCTTTCCGGAAGTCGTGCGCTGTGACTGCTGTTACACCAACTTGTTTAGCAAAAGCTTTGTCGTACCGCATGGGGGGTGCGCCGAGGAATCCTGTTAATAACTGTGCAGCAAACGACGACCACCCCATGCCGTACCCCGCGCCTAGTAGTGCTGACTTGGCAGACTGCCTTAGCTCAGGATGACTCTCCTTGGACAGGTTGGGGATACCAAACATCTGTGCACCAAACGCAGCGTATGCGTCCTGCCCACTCCTAAAGATGTTTAAGAGTTCTTCGTATCCGGCAACCCATGCGAGGACTCGTGGTTCGATTTGTGAGAGGTCGCAGACGACGAAGCTGTGACCTTCGGGAGCCAGAATGGAACGACGTAGGAAAGACCCACGTTTGAGATTTTGGAGATTGAGCCCTGAACCTCTACTGGCTGACCATCTCCCCGTATGAGCCCCGTAGTAGTTAAGGGGAACGGGCAGTGTGCCTCTCGATGCAATATCGACGAACCGTTGAGCACGGGTTCTTTCGAGCGTTGATTTAACTCTGAGCCTTGCTTCGCACAGCAGGGCAACTTCTTCGTTATCACCGTTGAGCAGAGATTGAAACAGCGCGTCGTTTTTAGCAAACGCATAAGTTGATCGGCCTGTGGTCTTACTGATCTTCGTTGGTGGCTCCACTCCCAGTCCACGTAGAAGAGCTGCAAATCGATCACTACTCGCCAGTGCGCTGTCATCAACTCCGAGTCGTCCCAGTAATTCTCCACGTCTGCGCTCCTCATCAATTATTGCTTCCTTCAACAACGCCACGTCCAGCATCAGCCGAGGCTGCGTGAACATCTTCAACGTCATGTCGATCAGCTTGAGTTCCTTGACAGGGTATTCCTCGACCAGACGGTTAAACACCTGCTCACACAGGAACGTGTCGTGTGCACAATACTCAGCAAGTTCTTTCTCAATCTCAGGGGTCAACTCCTCCAACCCGTCTGTGCTGTGTAC